AAACAGTATTAGATACTTTCAATACAGCGATGACTGCTTTAGAATTAGCATTCAATGACTTGTTTACATTTTTAAGTAATAATATTGGAACTATTACAGATTTCTTTAAAGATATATTTGAAAATCCAAAGCAAAGTCTTATAGATTTTGGTAATGCTATAAAGGATAATCTTATAGAAAGATTTTTGAGCTTGTTAGAAGTCTTTGGTTTTTTAGGTAAAGCTCTAAAAGAATTAATGGATGGAGAATTTGGTAATGCTTTAAGTACAGTTAAAAAAGCAGGAATTGAAATGGCTGATGTTTTTACAGGAGTAGATAATAGTGTAGAGAAAGTAAAGGAAACAATAGAAGAAACAACAACTGCTATTATTGATTATACAAAGTCTACAATAGACCAAGCAGCAGCTACTACAGCATCAGCAAAAGCTGCAATATTTGCAGGTGCAGAATTTCAAAAACTAAACGCTCAATTTTTAAAAGATGCAGAACTACAAAGACAAATAAGAGATGATGAAACAAAGTCTTTTGCAGATAGAATTGAAGCTAATAATAAATTAAAAGAAACTTTATTAGAACAACAGAAACTTCAAAGAGAACAAGTGCAAATAGCTATAACAGCTGCTGAAGCACAAGTTGCTCTGAATGCTAATGATGAAAACAAGTTAGCTTTAATGGAAGCTCAAAATGTTGAAAGAGAATTAGAAGAAACTATTACAGGACAGTTATCAGAACAAAAGACAAATGCTGTATCTTTAGAAAGAGAATTACTACAAGTTCAAAAAGAAGTAAGAGCAGAAGGTCTATCAGGATTAGAAAGGGAACTACAAGACTTACAAGATTCTTATGACTTAAAGCTAGAAATGGCTAGAAAGTCAGGTGTTGACACTACTGCTATAACAAAGCAATTTGAAAAACAAAAGACAGAAGTAGTACAAGCTAATCTAAATGAACAACTAAGTGCATTTTCAGGACTAGCAGGGGCATTAAGTTCTTTAGCAGGAGATAATAAAGCTTTAGCAGTAGCTTCAGCAGTAATAGATACTTATGTAGGAGCGAATAAGGCATTTGCACAAGGAGGAATTGCAGGATTTGCTACAGGTGCAGCAGTTATTGCAGCAGGATTAAATAATGTTAGAACTATTTTATCTACAGACGTTCCGGGTTCAGAAGGAGGAGGAGGTTCAGCACCTGCAGCAACTCAAACACCTGCACCTCAAATGATGTCAGGAGCTTTTGATTTATCAGGAGGAGTAGCACCTGAACCTGTCCAAGCCTTTGTAGTTACAGATGAAATGACGAATAGTCAAAACCAATTAGCAAATATTAGAAGAAGAGCAACAATCTAAAATCAAATAAACTAACTAAAAATCTATTATATACTATGCCTTGCGAAAAATGTGAAAACGGAAAATATAAATGGGGAAAGACAGGAAGCTGTAAGTATGACTCAAAAGCTGATTGTGAAGCTGACAATAAAGACTATTACGAAGATATGAAAGAAACTAAAATAGTAGAATTAGTAATTGCAGACGATAGTCAAGAATTAGCAATAGACGCTATCAGTCTAGTAACAAGTCCTGCTATAGAACAAGACTTTGTATTCTTTGGAAAAGAAAAGAACAACTTAACTTTTGCAAAAGTAGATGAAGAAAAGCGTATGCTAGTAAGTCCTGCTTTAATTCCTAACAAGCAAATATTTAGACACGACCCAAACACAGACTCAGACTACTATGTTTACTTTAGTCCTGATACAGTACGTAAAGCATCTGAGCTTTATTTGAAACATAACAACCACCACAAAGCAACGTATCAACATCAAGACAGAGTTTCAGGAATACTTACAGTTGAATCTTGGATTATTGAAGATACTAAATTAGATAAGTCTACTTTGTATGGCTACTCACTTCCTGTGGGAACTTGGATGGTTAAATTATCTATTTCAAATGATGAAATTTGGTCTAAGATAAAAGCAGGAGAATTAAAAGGTCTTTCAATAGAAGGCTACTTTACTAATAAATTTGAACAAATGCAAAAGAAAGAATTTACAAACGAAGAAGTTAAGACAGCACTAAAAGAATTGTTAAGTGTTCAGAAGGTTGAGTTAGGTGCTATTGATGACTTTAAGAAGTTATTTGAAAAGTCTTTAGATAATTGGGGTAATACTGCAAACAGTTTAATTAAAGCTATGTCTAAAACTCAACAGGACTATAAAGCACAAAAAGGAAAATGGGAGCAGGTAATTAAAATGGGTGAAAGTATAGAAAAAGATGCTAAAGATTTAGGTGTAGAAATACCTAAAACAGTTTTAGGAAATAAATTACTATCAGCAAAAGATTTTATAAAAGAAAGTCAAAAAATTAATCAAGCTATTGAGAAACTTTATAATATATTTTAATAAATAATATGAAACCAACACAAGAACAAATACTAAGTGCTTTAAACAAGCTAATAAGAGAAAACAAAACTGAACTTAAGACTGAGAAGGTTGAGTTGGCTTTAGTTGATGACTTAAAAGATTTGATTAAAAAAGGAACAACTATAGAAAAGAAACTAGCAGGACAAATAACAAGTTATAATGGTTTATTAAGAGCAGGAAGTGGATTTAAAAAGAAATATTCTGATTTAGTAAAAGCAGCAAAAGAATTAGGTGTTCCTGTTCCTGCTGAATTAAAAAAGCTTGAAGAAATAGCTGATGGATTTGAAAAGAAAGGCAACGCACTAAAAAAAGTATCTAATTTATTCGGATAATATTTAAAAACCAAACAGAACAATAACTATTCTATTATATAACAGAACTTAAAACAAAACTATGGATTTAAAAAATCAAATATTGGTAGCACTTGGTCTTGATAAAGGCGAAGATGTAACAATGGCTTATCAAGCTAAATCAGAAGACGGAACTATTTTCGTTTCAACTGCTGAAGAGTTAGAAGCAGGAGTAGACATATCAGTTCTCACAGAAGACGGCACGACAATTTTATTACCTGTTGGAACTTACAAGACTGATACAGGAGTTACTTTCAGAGTAGAAGAAGAAGGTATTGTTGCTGAGGTTATGGAAACTGAAACTGAAGAAGTAGTTGAAGAAGAATTAGCTGATGAAGATAAAGATTTAGCTGAGGTTGCAGACATTGAAGATTGGAGAGGATTAGAAAAGAGAATCCAAAACTTAGAAGATGCTGTAGCTGACCTTAAAAGAGATAAAGACGGAGGAGATGACGAGGTTGAAGAAATGGCTGAAGTAACTGAAGAGCCTTCTACTAATCCAAAATCTATTAAGACTACAGAAGTAGTTGAGTTCTCAGCAGAAGACGAATTAACAAAGTTAAAAGCTGAAAATGATAAACTAAAGACTGAATTAGCAGAATCTCCTGCATCAGCACCTTTAGATACTAATAAATTTAGTTCAGAAAGAGCAACTCCTACTGCACAAGATTTTAGAAGAATGACTAATAAAGAAAGGTTCTTATATAACCTAAATAAATAATAAACAATAATTTAAAAAAACAAAACTATGGCAATTACAGTAGCTTCAAACTTTGCAGGTAAGGCAGCAGGATTCTACATCAGTGCAGCTTTAAAAGCATCAAACTCGTTAGACTATCTAACAATGATAGAAAACATTAAATTTAAGAGTAACATCCAAGCCTTAAATCAATCAGTAAATAGCGTTGTAGATGCAACTTGCGACTTTACAGCAGCAGGAACTTTAGCTTTAACTGAAAAAGTATTAGAGCCTAAAAACTTACAAGTTAATATGGATATTTGTAAAGAGACTCTACTTTCTTCTTGGGAAGCTCTACAAATGAGAGCAGGAGCAGGCGCACCACCACCTGCATCTTTTGATGATTACGTTATCTCTTATATGGGTGAAATTATAGCACAAGCAACTGAAAACTCTATTTGGGGAGGAACTGCTGTTGCAGGACAATTCAATGGATTCTTAGGAGCAGGAACAGGACTTTTATTACCAGGTGTTGATGCAACAGTTGTACAAGATGCAGCAGCAGGAGCATATAACGCAGGAACTATCATAGCAGAGCTTCAAGGAGCTGTAGCGTCTATTCCTGTAACTACTTTAGGTAAAGAAGACTTACATATCTATATGAGTCAAAGAACTTACCAATACTACATTTCAGCAGTATCTACATTAGGATATGTAAACGCTTACAATATGAATGGAGATTACGTACCAATGTTTGAAGGATACAAAATCGCAGTTTGTAACGGAATGTTAGAAAATGAATTAGTAATAGCTCAAAAATCTAACTTATTCTTTGGAACTGACCTTTTAAGTGATGCTACAAGAATCAACTTGATGGATATGGCTTCTTTGGATGGTTCAGATAATATCAGAATGGTTGCTCGTTACTCAGCAGGTGTACAAACAGGTACAGGAGCTGATATCGTAAGACAATCATAATTAAATAAATAATACGGAAGGAGGGGGTAAAACCTCTCCTCCCTTAACCTAATAAAACAAAAAATATGGCTTGTACAGCACTAACAAAAGGTAGGGGACTTGACTGTAATAGAATC